GACCGCTAGAGCGAGAGACTTGCAAGTTCATCTTTGAACATCAGGTTAAAAGAATTCCTCCATAGGAAATTCAGAAACAGAGCGATCAAACTCTGCATAGAACTTCTTATATCGGTTTTCTTGGGCCCGAATTGCTCGTTTCTGTGTCCAATCAACAGAACTAACGTTGATTAACGCATCAGCTTTAGCCAAGTTATGAATTACGTCCCAAGTAGGGTTTGCATTTGGCAGACCCATACTTTTATCCTCCTCCCGTAAAAAGGAGAAGGCGTAAGTTCAAAAACCTGGTCCCAACAATTTTAATCAAGCCTCTATCAGGCGATATGGTCACTGGCGAGTGGTATAAATTCTAAACCAATTACGGTAAAAGAATTCCTTCTCACTTTCCAGTTTGATTTTAGCTTCTTTGAAATCGTCTATACGTAGTTGTAAAAGACTATTGTATATATGATATCTCAAGAAATGCAGCTGTTCCACACGATAAGAGAAACACCACGCGATTGCATTCGCATCCGCATGGTTCTTATCACTAGTGAAAGCGTTCAGCCCGAAGCTCGACCATAAAGTGGAATCACATTCACTCCGATAATTTGAATTACGGAGCTGTGAGATCACAGATAGAACTTCGTTAAAGGATGTTAAGAAACCAAGTTTTCAAGCCTGACTAACGTAAGATGCTATGTACTTCTTATCTCTAACCAGTCTCAGGGTTAAACCTGGACCGATCGGAGTAATCTGGACATTAGGACCCACCCAAACCTTAGCAAATTCAGCAAAGTCTTTCGACTGAACTGATTTACTAAGATTAATGGAAACTCCCAATAACTTCATAAGATTATAATATTCGGAAGAAACCTCATCGTTAACAATAACGATGTCGTCTCCAAGAACACAATAATCAGAGAAGTTAAGGATACCAACCCTCAACGCGGCTAATTTGACTATCACATGGTGTGTAACAGCCAGCATAGCTCATGAAGAGTAGGCACCCATAGGCTGTCCAACGGCATACTTATAACCCTTGCCCTTGTAGGATCAAGAGAAATCTAATAAATTAGATCATCTATCCCCTAGTTTGGGAACAAGAATATTAAGTATATCACGCTGGATGTCTATCGGGAGTCTGTCAGTGGCAGCGCTCAAATCAAACGAATTGAAAGTTCGACCTTGACTCCTTTCTATCAAACGATAAAGAGGAGCCTGTTGGTCAAACGTTCCATCCGTCTCAAGGTTCCCTAATACCCTAAATAAGGCTGAATGGAGAGGCTTAAGACTCATCTGGATTCACCAGTTGGTTATACCAATAACCCTGGCTTTTCCAGCTTGATCATAAACGACTCCCAGTCTACCTAACTTAGGAGTTTCATATACCCCAAGAATCCATAAAATGGAGACGACGGGCAAAGAAACTAAGATCAAACCATATAGTCATAATAGATATAACCGACCTCCATAGTTCCATAAGTAAGCACTCATGGACCTAAGAGCTGAAAAGCTCCCAAGGAAGGCCAGGCTATCTAAAGAGCTGGACCAAGTGCTTTTAGTAGCATTCGGGCCAGCTGACTCTAGTTTGATTAATTTCGGGGATTTGATACGAAGCGTAACACGCGGGATCAACTCTGCAACTGCTAATTTTAACTGTGAAGTATCAAAACTTCTAACAGTACCATCAAAGGGTTCTATAATAGTACCCAGTGAAGGTTTAACAGATGTAGGGAAGACCCTGAACACAGACAAGCAACTCAGGATACAAGCTACCATCCTCTGATTAGTTCGCCATTCAACTAAGATATGGCGTAACTTCAAAGGGATGATAGTAGGTAACCCGATGTGATCGCGTTTCACCATGACACCTTTTGGAGGTGTCACAGGTTCTCCGTGATCAGCTAGAAACCGAATCACTAACCTATAAACCTCTTTGAGGTACAGGAAAGTGAATTGGAACCCTGATCTTTTGATCAAGGTCCTAATCCGGTCTTTTAGCAACATTAATGAACTAGCAAACTCAGAAGCACCAGTGATCCAGATTACCTTCGAAAAGTATTTAGACAGCTCTTTACGAGTTATCCAAACCTTATTCGAAAGTTTAGGTTGACGCAAATTTATGAAAATTTCTTTCATGAGTTTGTAGTTGATACCGGTATACCGGATTGCTTAATAAAAGACTGCCTATTGACGCGGGGGTTGGTCGTCGTTAAACGACTACTGATCCCGAGCAGATAACGGCAGGCCTGTATGGGTAACTACTCCCACCAGGACTTTGTTAAGTAAACCGTCACCGGTCAACATCCTTACCGAGGAGTTACCTCAGCACTCAGAATATTCACTGAGAATAGCTGAAGGACGGATTTGGGTCCGTGTTACTAGACCATATGTTGATTAACGTATGGAGGTCCCTTCGGGGTGTACAGCACAAACGTCAGAAAAGGCACTTATTTCTTCGCGCCTTTAATGAAGTTATTCCGGCCTTTAAAGGGCC